GTCTCAACCTGCGCCATCTTGGCGGGGTCACCTTGATCGCGTTGCATTTCCATTTGGAGACGCATGTGGTCCAACTCTAAACGCGCCTGAGATTCCTGGGCACGTGTCTGGCTATCCATCATGCGAGCGTCAGCATTGCTCTTGTCATTCTGGGCTTTAGCCATGGCCTGCATAAGCTCTGGCGGGGGCTTGCCCTGCGCAGACGGCGGGATCATGAACTGCTGCGGGTTGGACCAGCCAAGGGCCTGCAACGCTGCCGTGTCTACCGCAATCGGATCATAGAGACTGGGGTTGGACGCAACCAACTGCTTGAGCGCAAGCACTTTCATGAGGCGCTGCGTTTGGCTAGACGTATTAGGATCCGCCTGCGGGACAAAATAATAATTGTCCAGCGCGTCAAGAAACGTCTTCTCGTCCCACGGGTATGCGGCCTTCCGACGCTTCTGCCAGAAACTGTCCGGATGCTCTTTGAAGCACTCCACGAGCATCTCAAACTCTTCAGACTGAGCCGCATGAAGGCGTTTATGGACAGAGTTAAGGACCTTCTGGGCCTGCTCGATCATCGCAAGCGTTGTGCCCACGGGCGCGTCAGGCTTGCCTTCAGTCACCATGACTTCAGACGTGCCACCAACACGCATGCCGGTGTCAGACATCTGCGTAACAAGATTCATCAATGCGCCAGAGGGCTCTTTATAAGGAAGCGGCATGATGGCCTGATTGATCGGCATCCCGTTCGTCTTCACCAACGCCCCGCCACCGGGTGGTACACGGAAAATGTTGGTGTTCTGCCTTGCGCCGGTATCCGCCATGAGGAAACCGGGGAAATTGTTGTACATACCGGCGTCTAGCAACTCCCGCCACGCAGCCGTGATAGCGTTAGTTGTATTGCCAAGTATATGAAGTAGCCCAATATCGTAAAAGCCCATACCAGGCACAAAAGTGTATTTAACAAAACGTCGCTTAGACGTAGGAAGCTCTTTATCATCTTCATCATAGTTGCGAACCACTGACAAAACCTGTTGAGACGACAAGTCGATTGTCACGATGTATGGGATCTCAAGCCCAGACGGCTTGTTTTTATGCTTATGTTCAAACCCAGGCAGATCAAGCTCGCAATAGACCTCATAGATCTCGCGATCACGATCATCGGGGTTCATTGAGCCAGAAGCTATGCCCTGTTGGGCATTTTTTTCGCGTTGGACGCTGTCAAGATCGGGTTCTTTAGGGGTTGATAGGTCAATATCTCGATAAACACCCAAAATTTGCAACCTTTTAACGGTGCTGGGGCGCATATAGGACCTATGCGTGATCCTTTTTGCATTGCGCAGGTCGGTAGCAGAGTTATTGACGATCAAATCATTTGCATCGACGCTTTCAGAGACCGGACGGTTGCGCAGCGGGCAGAAATAGACCTTCTTAAAGCTTGTGCCACCAAAGCCAAGCATAAGAAGCATGCGATCCGTGTCAGGATAGTACTCAGTAGCAGTTGCCGTGAGGTAGTGATTAAGATCATTCTCAAGCGCATTGGCTAGCTGGTCATTTTGAAGGGTTGCGTTGTTGTTATCATTGCGAATTTTGACTGGCCCATCGGTGGGGAGCAGTTCAGAACGCGCATTTGCTTGGAATCGCAGCACTGCTTCAAGCAGCAGCGGATGTCGGACCTTACTCATGCCCTCAATCGGTGCGCCATCAGACGTACCCTGCAAGCCTGGGATCTCAATTTTAAGGCCAAGAAGCTTAATTCCCTGCGCTCGATCTTCAATCCAGTCGTTTCTGCTCTGGATATCGTCCCGAATGCCACGGAGAAGCTCTTGTGCAATGTTATTCAGGTGCCCTTCGGCAACATCTTCAACAAGATTGCGGTACCAGTCGGTCTCATCGCGCTCTTGGCGGTTATCATTGATAGGTTTTCCATCCAAAGAGATGGTTATGGAGCCGTCAGCATGCTCAATTTCAAGAATTGCGCCGTTTTTGTCAGTCTTTTCAGTATCTTGGCCATCGTCAATGATTTCAACAATAGCATCGGCGTCGCCAAGGGCCTCTTCTTCAGGCGGCGCTTGCCTAATATTCCCCATAAGCCCCGGCGTCATTGGCATAGAAGTCATTCCTCTGTAAGGCTAAGGGCTTCCATCTCGTCTACAAAGCGCCGAATGCCTTCTTGAGCCGCTACAGTATCGGATTGCGCCATAATTTCATAGTGACGAACATAATCGTAAGGGGACTGGCCCCAAACTTCGACCCGAAAACTTCCCAGCATCTTGGGGGTATTGGGTTTAATCACGTCAACAATTGCGCTTGCAGATACCCTAGGCATGCCATTCCCCTATTACATGCCAGAACTCTACAGGATTTTGGTCAAACTGGATAGAGCGGCTGCCATTGATTGTTGCCCTTGAAAGACAGACTATCATCCAATTCTGCCCTGAATTCATCGCCGCGCATGATTGCTCCCGTCTCACGCAGATGGCGCATTGCCATGCTTACGGTATCAACAAGGTCGTCATGTTTGCCTTTTGGGAACTGCCCTACTTGAGTGATGACCATTTCTGCCCATTGGCGGGCTGGAGCAAAGACTAGTCCTTCGGCAAACAAATGCTGGACCGAATACAGCCGCGCCAGCTTGTCTTGAGACTTTGGGTCAAACATTTGGACGCCAAACTTCTCGAACCCGTACATGCGGCGAATTTCTTGGGCTACCGAATGGCCTGCTGCTTTATTTTCAATAAGCAAAGTGTCAACCTTTAACCGGCGGCAAGTCTCAGAAACTTTTAAAACCAAATCATGCAGTTCATACCGGCCCTGCCAAGCATGCATCAACATAACCCTTGGCGCGGTTTCGGTGTATTGCCGTTCGTATGCAACACGTTCACCGTGGCGGTTCCCCGCATGACTGGGAGATTGAACAGAAACACCGCTTGTAAATACTCCCCATACCGTTAATGCGGACGGATCGTTCTCAGTCTTGGCCGTATATGCGGTATCTAGCGTGGCTATAATCAAATCCATACTGGGGAAGTGCATAGAGTCCCAGGGCTGCCACCACTCTCTTTTGATGATGCCGCCGCCCTTAGGCTCTGGGCGCTGTTGAAGCTGACCGGCTGCAGACCATGGGCCAAGTTGCTTTTCGAGAATGGTGACTTCAGTTTCGCCAAAACGATCCGGCCAAAGCAGATCACCTTCGCGATCATCAAGCTCTACCTGTGCTTCAGGACTGACAGCTATACGATTGCCGTCTTCATCTATTTCAACCAGAGGTTCGCCATCATCATCGCAACCACGTGGGTCATTCCATCCAATGGATGTAACGGAGTGCCGGGACCATTCGTATCTCATAGGAAGGCAAAGGTGTGTCCACTCGCCTTCATCCTTTGACATGATGTGGCCAGTCAAATCTTCTTCAGACAACCGCTGCTGGATGACAACAAATGCACCAGTCTTTGGGTCATTGAGGCGGGTTGAAAGCGCGCCGTCCCACCATTCAATGGTTGATGCAATGGTAGCTTCGTAAAAGGCTTCTTGCGCTGCATTGGGATCATCTACAACAATAATAGACCCGCCTTCGCCAGTAAGTGCGGACCCCACCGATGTGGATAAGCGCGATCCATTTTTGTCATTGTCAAAACGCCCTTTGGTATTTTGGTCGGAGGTCAATTTAAACCTGTCGCCCCAAAGGTTTCGGTACCATGGGCTTTCAATCAGACGACGACACTTAACTGAATCGCGCAAAGATAATTGTTGAGCATAAGATGCATGAAGGAATTGAACACCCGCGCCAGAGGTTGGGCTGGTGTGGGATTGCGCCCAGACCCAGGCAGGGAAAGCGCATGAAGTAATGGATGATTTACCCATACGTGGCGGGATGTTGATGATCAACCTGCGAATCTCGCCGTCAGCTACAGCTTGCAAATGTTCAGCTATAGCTTCAATGGGCCAACCTTCTGTAAAAGGTGACGCATCAATGTATTTCCATGAATGCTTCAAGAATGTGTAGAGGCTCTCTTCGCAATCCACACGGTCAAGCTCAGCAAGCTGGCGCTCGATGTCAATCTGTTGGCCGTCAAGCGTAAGCGTTGTCATACCTTGGGAGCCATTTTGTAAAAGTGAATTTCGGGGTGGTGGACCAAGGCGTCGCCGTATAGGTCATCAAACCCGTAATGATAAATCACCATTGCTGGGATCCATTTGCCAAGCATGAGTCGTGCTTTCCAGCGGCGTTTGGAAATATTTTTTGGCATGAGCAGCCCCCTGTTCGAGATTAATATAGTCTACCTTGCCAAAACATACTATAATCTTGTTGCCATTGAAGGGGGAACACAATGCGTAAAATCATCATAGCTATCTTGGGCATGACAATGCTTCCAGCAATTGCTTATGCGTCCTGCACAACGAACACCTACTACGTCAACGGCAAGATTACGACCTGCACCACATGTTGCACTGGCTCGTACTGCAATACGACCTGCTATTGATGGTATAAGAGATTAGCGGCGGCACAGCGAAATCGCATGTGTGCAGGGTGATAGCAGCTTGGCCGGGAAGCCAAGACAGTTGGGGTAGCGTCCAACCCGCTAATGTTTCACGTGAAACACTGGAGCTAATGAAATGATTGCATCACGGCGTGGGTTTTTGGCGGGGTTTGGAAGTTTATTGGCCGCGCCAGCGATTGTGCGAGCGGATAGCCTTATGAAGCTTCACCATATCCCTGAGCGTTGGGCTACGGTGTGGGGCGTTGGGCATGACTACGAAGTTATTGAACACGTATTGTGGGAACCAACATCGGTCGCTCAATTTGGTGGTCCTGTCTGCCTTGGCGGACACATCGAAAAGTTTCTTGAAGTAACTGATTGGGTATACAACGCGCCAGTGCAGCCAATAGACAGGCCGCTGCCAAGGGTAAACCCAACTCAAGCTTACTTTGAAGAGGAACGCCGCAAGTTGCGCGAGAGCGGCGAAGATGGTCCCTCTATGTGGTCTGGGTATGATCTTGAAAAAGCAGAAAAAAAAGCTGTATCCCGCAAAGAAAGTCGGGAATGGGCAGCGCAATATCGAGATGAGTTGGGGCAACAGGTGTACCCAACCTTAACTGCTCCAACTCAGGGTCGTTGGTTTGGGACTAGAAAGGTCTAATGTTTCACGTGAAACACATAGGAGTTTAATGCTATGTCTATGCGCAACCTGCCATTAGACCCCCTGAGTCGGTTTGCTAAAATGCAGCACAGCGAATGGAAGATGGTTCCTGTTCCGTCGCTTGAGCATCCACATGCGGTCAGGTACGAGCCAGTGACGGTGTTTGATGATGCCAAAGAAATGGAAGGCAAGCACTCGTACATTCGCAAGCTTGACTTAGAAAAGCATTGCGGTGATCGGCACGCCGAACATTTGGCTGAATTGGCAGAAGCTAACAAGACCCGCAATGATGATTGGGAAATTGAGGGCAAGCATCAGCACATGATTGATGTTGCCCACAACTATGAACTATCTACTGGCAACAGCGACAAGTGGGACTATGACCGGTGGGTTGCATTCAGGGATGCAAACAAGCTTACTGATCCGTTGCCTAAAGTAAAGTTTAAGGTTGCGGTTAAATCTATTGGGTAATGTTTCACGTGAAACATCTGTCGTGGTAGACAATTGCTGATGGCCGGAATGGCCGGTGAGATCCTGAGTGCGCACCAGGGTATCAAGATGCTGGGAGCCCTCCAGCCCATCACTTTACACTTAAGCTACAGTGTTTCACGTGAAACATCCGCCACACCACTGGCGGGGATATATAAG